TTGACGGGGCAGCTAACTCTTTTGAACCTAATTGAGACTTTAGAGGATAACGGTGTTCAAGTGGTATCTGCCAATACGGACGGCATCATGCTCAGGCATAAACGGAATGAGGTTACAAAGGTTCATAAAATTGTCAAGGAGTTCAGTGAACTCACAGGTTTTATATTTGAGGACACTCCGTATCGAGTAGTAGCACTTAAAGACGTAAACAATTATTTTGCCGTAAAGCAGGATCGCTCAGTCAAAATCAAAGGTATATATAGCGCACCGACGCTCAGTAAGAACCCAACCGCGCCCGTAGTCTCAAAGGCAGTGGGACTCTGGCTAGCCTACGGTACAAAGTTTAAAGACACGGTAATGAATTCACCTCTAACAGACTTTATCAGCGTGCGCTCGGTAACTGGCGGCGGAGTTCAGGGTGATAAATACCTCGGTAAAACGGTGAGATGGTATCAAACGAGGGAACAGTTACCACCCCTTACTTATGCCTCAAACGGGAATAAAGTGGCAAAGACTGACGGAGCTAGGGAATGCATGACGTTACCGACTAGTATTCCTGAAGATTTAAACTACGATTGGTACTATAAGGAGATTATGAAGGTAATTAAAGATATTGGAGCAGAAAGATTTTTATAAGCTATAATTCAAACATAAACAAAATAACAGGAAAGGAAAAAATGCAAGATGAATTAAATCTAGAGCCAGCAGTAGTTTGGGTAGTAGACAACACCCAACGTAAAACTATCAAGGACGCAGCACGTTTTGGGGAAATTGAACACGTCTTTACTGACGTTCAGTATGAAGACCCCGTAGAGCATGCCCGAGATGTTTTAAAGGATTTCCAAGAAAATGATTACCTTTGTATGATTGGAGATCCAAAGTTGTCAGCAGTGTGCGTCGGAGTATTGGCGCAAAATAATCCTGGGAATGAAATTAAGTTGTTGCAGTTTGACAGCCGAACCTTTCAGTATTTTCCCGTGTATTTAAACTTTTAATAAAGGAAATAAACATGAGCTTTATGGATTCCCTTGTCAAGGGAAAGCAGGAACTACCTCCTCGAATTTGTATTTACGGAAATCATGGTATTGGTAAGAGCACAATCGCGGCTCAATTTCCAGCGCCAATTTTTGTTAATACTGAAGACGGTATTGATTCTCTTGACGTAACTTCATTCCCTCGCGCCGCTGAAATTGGTGACGTAGTAGGGGCAATCAAAACGCTGCTCAAAGAAGATCACGAATTCAAAACATTAGTTATCGACTCGGTAGATTGGCTAGTTGAACCTTTAATCTCTAAGAATGTTGAATCATCATACGACGCGAAAGACCTCGGGTACGGTAAGAATCAGGTTTACGTAGCAGAAGAATTCCGTGAGATCCTTCAGGGTCTAGACGCATTACGCCGCAAAAAGGGTATGAATATTGTTCTACTCGCTCATGCCTCTGTGGTTCGTTATGAGAACCCATTGACCGAGCCGTATGATAGATTTGTCCCTAAGTTACCTAACCGCTGTAATGCATTGTTGCAGGAATGGTGTGACGTAGTGGCGTATGCAGGCTTTAAGGTTATTGTCAAGAAGGCAGACGTCGGTTTTAATAATACGGTAAACCGTGGTATTACAACTGGTGAACGCTTATTGCACGTAACTGAAAGTCCAGCCTACATTGCAAAAAATCGTTATGCATGCCCTGATTCATTTGAGATGACCATTGAGGAAATCTCTAAAAATATACCTGTAGTATCTTAATAACCTAAAGGAGTAATAGAATGTCTAAATTTGGATTTGATTTAAATGAGTATGAAGTTGAAGAACGTAGTTTTGAGCCATTGCCTAAAGGCGATTATGAACTCAAATGTTCCGAGGCAGAAGAGAAAACAACTCAAAAAGGCGGCACAATGATCGCTGCGACTTTTGAAGTAGTTTCTGGTAAGTACGCTAACCGTAAGATTTGGAATAACTACAATATTCACAATGATTCAGAGAAGGCACAACGCATTGGCAGGGAGCAAGTTTCAGCATGGGCACGTGCCTGCGGTAAGCCAAACGCTACTTCGGTTGATGAATTGCTTGAGCGTAGTTTTACGGCGGTTCTTGATATTGAAAAGGGTACAAATGGTTACTCTGACCGTAACAAGATTGTCGGCTATGTTTCAAAGGATTCAGTTCCAGCCGCAAAGCCTAAAGTAAAAGAGCCATCATTGCTTGATTTAGAAGATGATGACCTAGACAAGGCAAAGCCAAAAGCAGAAGCCAAGGAAGGTAAAAAGAAGAATCCTTGGGATTAAGGTTTGTTCAGATCAGTGCAAGTTAATCGAAAGAACACGGAGCGGCTACCCCCGTTTGCATAGGTAGCCCCATTAATAACGCAATAAAGGAAATACATGGCAACTAAAAAACCAGCGCCAATTATGATCCCCGCAGCTGAGGATGAAATGATTGGAAGCATTTATAGCGGCATCAAGGCTCGTCAAGACAGACCAATGAGGTTGTCTAGGCTCGGTGCGTCAAGCATAGGAGAGGAATGCCTCAGGAAGATCTGGATGGATTGGCGCGGCTATGACAAAGTTGATTTTGACGGACGCATGCTACGCTTATTTGAAACAGGTAACCTACAGGAAGACCGAATCGTTTCAGATTTAAAGAATGCTGAATATCAAGTTTATGAAAAAGACTCTAACGGAGAGCAATTTACATTCACAGACAAAACAGGGCATTTTGTAGTCAAAACTGACGGAGTCATCAAGGGTATACCTTCAGCTGAGAATACCCCACATGTTCTTGAAATAAAAACACACAACAAAAAGTCTTTTGAGGAGTTAGAAAAGAAAGGTGTTGTCATTTCTAAGCCGATGCATTATTATCAAGTTCAGGCGGGAATGTTATTTAGCGGCATTGAACGCGGGTTATACCTCGCTCTTTCTAAAGACAATGAGGCTTTTTACGTTCGGCGCATAAAGCCAGACACGCACACTCAAAATGACATACTCAAACGTATTGATGTATTAGTTAATGCAGAAATACGTCCAGCGCGTATTGGTGAGAGTGATGAGGCTTACCCCTGCCGATGGTGCGACTTTAAAGAAGTGTGCTTTGATAAAAAGCCGCCGCTCAAAAACTGCCGTACATGCGAGTTCTCTAAACCTATTGAAGACGGAAAGTGGTTCTGCGAATCTTACGCCGTAGAGCTGCCTATGGAAACTCAATTGACAGGTTGTGAAGACAGTTACGTACAGAAAGGTAAATAATGGCTTATTTCAGTAGAAAAGAAGCGTTAGATTATGCTATGATTTATTGTGAGAAAATAGCTGAGGCTAAATTTCAAACTCCTACGGACTTTGTAGCAGTAGCTGAAATAATTTATGAATTTCTAAATAAAGATGGAGATATGAATGTCAAATGTACAATCAGAACATGAAGACAACGGCTTTGATGAATACTGGGAGCAGTTTAATAACATAGACGTCCTAAAAGCCTTAGCAAAAGAAATCTGGGATGACGCATTTAAAGCAGGTGGAAAGAAGCCTTGGTTCAGTTTGACTAAGGAGCAAATGAAAGCAATTCAAAATATGGACTTTGAGGAATAACATGGCAGACTTTTATTTAGGTATTGATCCAGGAACTTATGGCGCACTCGCAGTGCTAGACAAAGGCGGCGCAATTGTTGACATATATGATATGCCAACTCTTGAGTATGTTTCTGGTAAGTCCAAAAAGCAGAGAGTAAACCCGCAGGCAATTTGTGCTGAACTTCGCTTATTCAAAACTCAATCGGTAGAAGGAATGATTGAGCAGGTGAACGCAATGCCAGGACAAGGCGTAACGAGTATGTTCTCTTTTGGACGTTCACTCGGTATTCTTGAGGGGACACTCGCAGGTCTTGATATTCCCTACACCCTCGTTACCCCGCAGGTGTGGAAGAAGGCTATGGGAGCAAATGCATCTAAAGACGGAGCACGGGAGATGGCGATGCGACTCTGGCCATCAAAATCTGAACTCTTTAAACGTAAAAAAGATGACGGACGAGCTGAAGCTGCATTGCTAGCCTTGTATCTTTTGAGGACTAGGAATGGAAGATAAACTCAAAGATGCTCATACTGCAATCATGGCTAGCGGAGTTTGGATATGCTTTGAAAAGCAGCCTACAATAAAAGAAGTTGATGAGGCGCGTAGGCTTTTGAATCAATTAACCGATGAACTCATAAAGGAGAAATTAGATGCTGACTCGGCAACTGATACCCAGACGGGATAAAAGCCCAATGGCGACTCGCAGGCGGCAGTCTCGTCATGAAATTTTATCAAGATTTAATTTTTTAAGAGCAACAGTAAGCGTAGGTCGGTATAAACCTTGTAGATGGTGGCAGAACAAATATCCAAATTATAGAAAATGGGAGTATAGAAATGAAAAGAATTGATGAGTTAGCATTATTGGAAGATCAATTTTCTAAAGAGCAGAAAAAAGTTACTTTAATAATGTTGATTATTCAAGCTGTTGAAAATGTTGAAAAACTAATTGAGGGTAATCCTGAATTTATAGAATCACCTATGACGTATAATCTTGTAGGAGGTATTATTGATCAACTCAAAGCAAACGTACCTAGTATTTATAAACCTGCGGAATACTCGCTTGAACAACAAATAAAATGCGGTGATGGGCAACCCGCACAACCTTTATTCGGAGGAAAATATGGCAACTAAACCGAGCGGATTCGGTGATGCACCAATCAAAGGTGAGGGACAATCTTTAAATAACACTTATGGATTTGCAGAAGACTACGTTCCACCACCTCCGAAACATGAAACAACTTATGTAGAGCGTAGAATTCCTGAGCATTTAGAAGATGAAGCGCATACGTTAATAGATAATTGGTTAATATCAAAGGGCTATGACCCAGAGGAGATTTAAATGGCGACTAAGAAAATCGCAGTAAAAGAAGAACCTAAAGTAGAAGTAAAACAGACTGAAGCTGAAATCCGTAAAGAGATTGAAGAATTAACCATGCAAGGTCGGGATGCCCCAATGACAGATCAAATTTACGGTATAGTAAAACCAATCCCAAAAGATCCAACGGACATTTTACCAGAGCCCAATGGATTGTTACAGGGGGTAACTGATCCATTGCAACGATTTATAAATATGTATCAGCCAGGAGAGTTTGTAATGCGTCAAAACTTCAGGAAGCACCTACTCCAAGTTTTAGAAGATTGGCGTGAACAATTTGACCCACAAAAGGAGATTGAAGATGAATGATCACATTTGGACAGCTGCAGGCACTGATATTACAATCCGCTGGAAAATGGCGGGTTGGACTCCTCCGTCAGAACTGCAAGAGTATAAAGACAAGTGGAAGTATTATCAAGAACTTCCACTCCGTTCTCTTGATGCCAATGCTAAGGAACAATACGAAATGGTTCTAAAGCGAGCTAAAGTATCTCGTATTAGATAAAAAGATCCCGCCTAAAGGCGGGATTAAAGAGGAAATTATTTCCAGAGATTTTTAGCTTTACCTGCTTCATAAACTAAAGGTGCTCCAATTGCCAAGCCAGTACCTATAACTTTTGCAGGGGGATAAGGTGTTAAACTAGCTAATCCACCTAATCCACCTACAGTGTGTGCGATTCCTGCAGCAGTGCGACCTTCATTTAGGTCTTTTGCAGCTTCATATAAATCATATGCTCCGAATCCACCTGTAATCGGTCCAGCCATTTTAGCACCCACCCACTTTGCACCGTTCCAGACTTTTCCCATGTTTGTAAGTTCGGGTAAAGCGGCAGATTCCTGAAGCAAATGCGCTTTGTCTGCTAGGCGAGCTGCCATTTCTTTATTTCGCGTTACGTCAGTGGGGATTGTACCTTTTAACTTTGCTAATTGATCTTCTAAAGACATAAATTCAGATTTAGCTTGATTGTGCGCCGCTGTAGCCTCTGCTAAGCGAGCACGAGCTGCATCAGCCACGCTAGTATCTACTTTTTCAGCTCCACGAGCAGAGCTGGGCATGGTAGGTAATAAAAGATTTGACCGTTCAGGTACCATAGCGTATCCAGGACCAATCTTTGCCTCAGCATTTTTGACCTGCTTCATAATGTCCCAAACACCTTCTTCATTTTTGGTAGTGTCAATTGCACGAGCAGCATCAAAATCAGTTAAGCCGTAAGACTTACCATAATTCTCAGTAGCAACTCCTCCGAGGGGCTTCACGACGTTTTTACCCTGAGCTGGGGGTAAGCCTTCATCCATTGGAATTAACTTACCTAACTCCGTTTTCTGAGTAGATGGAGTGTATATTCCGTGCTTAGCAGCTTCTTTTTGAGCGAGCTTGAGTTCAGCCTCAGCATCTTTGAGAACAGTATGGGCGGCTTGATGCTGCTGATGAGTATTTAAAATATTTTCAGCATGAGCCTGATGCGCTCTCTCAAACGCATTTTGAGCTACGTTTGCATTTACTTTTGCTGTATTCAATGCAGCGTCGGTAACTGGAGCTTTTACAACTTCTTCTACCATCGGTTGATTAAATACTTTACCCGCTATTCCGCCCGCAATTGCCGAACCAATGTCACCCGCATCAAAGGTAGAAGGGGCACTTGTAACAGTTACTGAACCACTAGGGGAACCAGATTCACCTTGAGTCAAATTAAACAGTTCAGGATGATCTTGTTTAAATTGAGACGCTACAGGGTCTTCACCTTGAGTATTAGGGGGTTGAGTTGTTCCCTCTTGAGTATTTGCAAATAACTCAGGATGATCTTGTTGAAACTGCTGCGCAATAGCATCGGACATAATGAACCTTATTGTTGCGGTTTATATTTATAGTTATTGCTTAAATAACTATAGTATTGAGCATACTTCTCAGGAACTTGACGGAAGGGTGATTGTTTAGAATTAAAGAATTCATTCAAATGCGTATTGGCGTAATTCTCACCTTTTTCATTTACCCAGTCAGAATAAGCATCGCGCACTGCGAGGTTTTTAGAATTCTCTAACTTACGTTGAGCCGCCCATTTGTCAATAAATTGAGGAATATTACCCATGTTAGAGTTAATAGCCTGCATTTGCATATCTTCATAGTTCGTCAAGCGAGCACCGAAAGCTGATTGACGGCTAGTCTTGAGGTTCATAATAACTTGATTAGCGAGGATGTTTGCTGCCTCACTAGCTGCCGCTTTCTGCTCAGTATTCAAAGTGGAGTTACGTACGAGTGAATCAAAGTTAGTTTTTAAATGACCAATGTCACCCACGGTAACACCTTCATCACCTGCGGACATGCCGATCTTTGCGAGCTTTTTGACAAAGGAATCTTCATCACCTGCCTGCAGGACGCCGAAGATTTGATTCGCATCTTTACGAGTGGCGATGTTGTGTAGGCGATCCAACTGCGCATTAGAAGTTACAAATGCGTCAGGCATTTCACCAGTTAAAGCATCACGCATAGTGTTATATTGCTTATTACCTGCAACGGCTTGTTCTTTAAGGACTGCCTGTTGTCCCGCGACACCCATGCCTGAAGGTTCAGCTCCGGACGCAGGCTTTTGAGCATTTTGAGGTGCTTGACCTTTTTGAAATAACAATGAAGGGTCAACAGGTTTTCCGTTCTTATCAAGAATACCGAACTCAACATGAGGACCAGTTGACCTACCAGTAGAACCTACCGTGCCGAGTGCTTGACCTTGAGTGAGGTCATCTCCCTGCTTAACATTCACATCATTCAAATGTGCGTAATATGAGGTTGTTCCGTTAGGATGCTCAACAATAACACGGTTACCGAATCCATCAGGAGACTTTTCGATTGAAGCAACTTTTCCTGGTAATACGGCTTGAACTGGGGAATTGAGAGGAGCGGCAAAATCAATACCGCCGTGCATTTCAGTTTTAGCAGTGTCCATTGGATTCTTACGTTCACCGAATGGGCTAGAAATTGTGGCTTTTTCAACAGGGTAATTGAGTCCAAAACCACTTTGAGCTACAGGTTGAACCTCAGGTTTTTTCAACATTCCTGGGAATTCAGCTTCTAAGCGAGCAGATGCTACATCAGCATTAGACTTCTCAGCTCCAGCCTTAACTGATTCATTACTGAAGCCGATCATATTTTTTAAAATTTCACCGCGAGCAGGGGAAAGAGAAGCTACCAGCGGATAAATAGATTGCAACTTAGCGGATTGATCAGCATTAACATTACCTGAACTGAGAGCATTCGGTACTTCATTAGGAGCCACCCCGAGGGTTGTACCCATCAGCGCGAGAGCTTTTGCGTCATTCTGCATGGTATATTTTTGACCAGCAATTTGAGCACGCATCATAGCTAGGCTAGGAGCGAGTTCTTTCTCGCGCTCAATGTCCTTACCGATTGCGCCCGCTGCATTACCCGCAGATTCAGCGAATGAACCCCCGCGAGTAGGAGCGAGGAAGCCTTGAGCTACGTTAAACCAGTTTGTACCACCACGGTTCTCAAGGGAATCCGCGACTTTACTTAATGCGTCAACATAAGCCTGCTGAGCTTCTGGATCTGTACCGATTCCCGCAGGGGCTGCGGGTAATGCGCCTATAGTTGCCATATATTTTCCTTAAGATTCAAATGTACTTGTGTCATTCAAATGTACCTGTGTCAGTGTTGTATGTTAAAGTATTCCCACTTGAATCAGTAGCTGTCATCGTATTGGGATCAAAGTTACTATATCCATAAGCATTAGCTATATTTGCAGCGGCGGCATCAGTTGAACCTGCAGCATATTGGCTGCTGTTGTCTGGACCCGTACTTACTGCGCTAGTAGTATCTGTACTTCCATTACCTCCAAAATTAATAGTAGGTAAAGCGTTAACTAACTTGCTTAATCCAGTTGACAAACCAGAAATTCCAGAAGTACCTAATAGCGCTGAACCAACACCTGCAATCTGTGCGAGAGGAGAAGTATTGTAAGCTCCAGGAATCGGTCCAGTATAAGTTGAACTGGTCGCTGTTGGGATTGTAGCACCTTTGAGCAGGTTTGATTCTGCTGTAAGTTGAGACATTGGGAACAACTGGGCATTTTGACCAATAGTTTGCTGCTGAGCACCGAGGGTAGATAAAGCATTAACGTCACCCAGACCGAGGTTCTGAGTAGTCGTAGCGAGGTTACCTAATGTATTTGCAGCATTTAACTTATTAGTTTGATCTTGCTGTAATGCGGTTTGCTGTTGAGC